TACTTCAAACATGTCTTGATATCCCCTTTATTTTAATTTGAGTTCTTTGATAAGACGAATTGCTTCGTCTTTCAAGTATCTTTGAACCGCAGCATTCTTATCTAATTGCTCACCTCGTAATGCTTCAAACAATTTAGAACCATGTTTCATATTCATCATGCTTTCATAAATTGCTTTGGGATAAGCGTTTGGAGCACTTGGCTGTGCTACGATATCAACAGTGACGATCTCAAAATCACTGACCCGTCCGTTAGTGTCGTCTACATTTCCTGATCCACGACTACTAACACCTAATTTTACTCCTGACTCTAACATGGTTTGTACTAACTGACCCATTGGAGTGGGAAGAATTTTTAGTTTGCCAAAGCCATTGGGTCCGTCCATCCACATTTTATTGATCATATGACTAACACGATCTAAGTTAATTTTTAGATCGTCCGGATGATCTACTTCTCCTAGAACAGAACTTCCCTCTGATATTTGACGATTTAGTGTTTCTACGGCTCTTTCTATTTCATGGATAGGATAAACACGCTCGTTAGCGTTTTTAACTCCTCCTTGAATGAAAATTCCCTTCATGTATAATGCCTTGGTTCCAGCATCATCTTCTTTAACACTTTCAACCACGATATTAGCGCGGTCGAAAGTTAAGTTTTCACGAAGGGGTTTACGAATTAAACTAGCCATTGACTCACCGATTACATCTTCTTACCGCTGATTGGACCATGTGACGTATGCTTCTCTGTCTTGGCCTTGGGAGCAGCACCGTCACCTTTACCGCCGTGACTTGCATTGCCACCTACCTTGTTGACGTTCCCACCATCATGCTCTTTAGCAGCAGGAGCGGGACGACCTTTTTCAGCAGTGTCTTTTGATTGATTTGGCTTGGCAGACATTCCTGCTTTACCAGAATTAGCAGCAACTGGACTCTTGGCATGAGCACCATCATCGCCATGCTTGGGCTTTGGTACAGCCTTCATAGCAACGCTTTCCATGACTTCATCTTCTTCTGAATCTTCTTCTGAATCTTCTTCTGAATCGTCACCCATTTCACGCTCAAAACGAGCAATGATATCGTCTAGCTTATCTTCAAGATCAACAACACGATCTTCTAGATCATCTTCACTGCTATCCATGTCTTCCATGTCGTCAGCAGCATCGTCCATATCATCTGAATCCATGTCCATATCATCGTCGGAGTCCATGTCCATATGATCATCTGAATCAATGTCCATATCATCGTCGGAGTCCATGTCCACTGGCTCATCTGAGTCCATGTCGTCCTCGGCAAGTTCTCCGGACTCTTCCATGCTGATTTCGTCATGAAGGTCAGAAACACCCTCTTCGATGGCTTCTTCTTCCATCATGTTCTCGTAAAGTTCACGAGACTTCTCAACTACAATCTCGTGAAATAATTGTTTGGCACGCTCTTCGTCTTCATTGATAATAAGATCGAAAAGTTTTTCGAATTTGGCAGTAGACATTTAGATTTATCTCCTTGTGGTAAATGACTAGTAGTATAGTATTTACATCATATCACAAAAAAGAGCGTAAAATAGCGTATTTTTTACGTTTTTTTATAAACCTGATCCCTGGGAGGGCGGAGCGTACTGTTTTCTGATTTGTTTTAGATTTTTTGCCTGTTCAAAAGCACGAACATCTCTCATTTTACGAAGCTTACTAATCATACCCAGAGTGAGCTTTTTTGTTTTTCTAGAGCTACCCCAAGTCAAACGACTGTTATCGTTTTTGACATCTTGTATGCCTTCGGGCGCTGCTTCATAAAATTCTCTTATTATCATATTATTATTTATCACATTTGAGGTGGAGGAGCTGGAGCCACTGGCGCTGGTGCTGCCATATCTGGTGACTGTGGCATGGCGCCCAAATCAGGTGGCATTGCTCCTTCTGGTGGAGCTCCTTCTGGTGGAATCTGATCTGCCATTTCTAAATCAGATTCTATATCACTTGTGCTAATTCCAATACTACGAAGTTCGCTGCCGTCAACATCTTCTGCTTCGGGCTCATCACGCTCTTCATGCCACATTTTTTCGTTTCGCTTAATCTCTTCTTGAGTGAGTCCAAGAAATCTTTCTAAAGCAAAACGAACACTCATATAGGGTAATTGACTGATACTAGTAAACAAATTCACTCGCTGAGCATCTATTTCTACTTGACGATAAGCAGCAAAGTTTTGAGGCTCATTAAATTTTAGATCAAATAGACCGCTATCAATATTAAACCCTCTCCAACGAAGAAACAGTTTGAATTCTTCGTTTAGCTTTCTAATAATATAGTTTTGTAATCTCTTACAGTATTCGTTAAATCTGTTTTCCTGAATTAGAGCGTTACCTACTTTGCCATCAACAAATGCTCGTTCACTATCTTCTGGTCCTGTTGGCAGATAACTACTGGGTATACGAAGACCACGAGCTAGTTTGTTATTAAAATACCTAAGATCGTCTATTTCGCCAAGATTTTGACCACCAGGTAGCACATCAACTGAGCTTCCACGACCATCAGCAGTCACCGGAAAGAAGTAATCTTCATTTATACTCAATGGATTGTAAGTAGCATCTAGAGTAGATTGACCTCCATGTACTGAGGGAATACGTCGCTGATGAATTTCATCTTTGATACGATTTACAAAACTCATAGCCATGTGACTTGGCATGTTGCCTACATCAATCTTAAACACTCGTCGTTCGGGGGCACGCTGAACTCTATAAATTAAGATAGCGTCTTCTAGAAGTTCTTTTTGCTTATAAGTTTTGAATATATTTTCTAAAACACTTTGTCCAAATGGCCAATAATGATCTAGACCTTCAGTTAGTCCTAGATGAACAACATGCTTAGCATCAATAGCGCTCTCATGAAGTCCCAAACTAAAACGAGTACCACTTGATCCATAGGGTTGATTGGGAGCTGTATAACTATACTGAGCACTATATCCCGCTGTTGGGGGTTGACTTTGAAAATCTGTTGTAGTTTTTTCAGCAACCGTTAGATTTTGTAAATTGAAGTTAAGATCTCGAACGATATACTGTTCAGGTTCTTTACCTTCGCTTTCATTCACAATGACCTTGACTACCTTGGTCATATCTACCCAGTTGAGCTTAAATGTTTCAGGATCTCTAATGAATACTTGATCGCCATATTTTAGAACATTTCTGAACATTTTGAACATTCTGCTGTCAAACTCATTGAGCTTGCACCATTGAACGAGCTGCTTTTTGATAAGATTTACTTCGGTTTCAGTTGGGTCTTCATTAAATTTTATTTCAAATGCTGTACCGTTCTGTTCATTTTTCTGAGTACTAAACTCTGAAAGAATATCAAGTGAAGCGTTGATCTCGGGATCAACGTCCATAATTTCATATTGATTATATCGTTCTATTCTGTTTGGATGACCAGTATATACTTCGGGCAGACGACTTTGATAGTTTCTAAAGGCAAAGTCATTAGAATAGCCTCCAGTTGACGGTTTTTGAGTAGCAACCGGAGCTCCAGGATTAGTAGCCCATCCAGAGATAGGGCTCATCATTCCATCTTTGTTTCTAAAGTTTTTAGTATATGCCATGTTTAGTCCAGTATAGTATTTAGACTTTATGCGTAACCATTCTGAACAATTTCTCCAGTATTATTGGCTACAGAATTCATATGATTTTCTACGATTCTCAGTCTCTCATCTAAAATTTCTGTCATTCTGGTAATTGCTGAAACAATAGGACTTGTGTCTACTGATAACATACCATCGATGCTAACTGGAACTGTTCTTCCATCTGCTAGTGGAATAACTGCTTCTGGTCCATTCTCACCTGCCACCGACACTCCTGATGTAATACCACCCTTGGCTAACATTTCAAGATGAACCGGATCTCGTGCCCTAAGGTTTTCAGGAAGTTGCTTAAGTCCGGCTTTTTCTAAAATGCCCATTTCTGCCAACTTCGCCGCTTGTTGTATATCAACTGCTAATCCACGTTCATGTTTGCTTTTACCTGGTTCGGCTACGACAGCATTGGGATCTTTATCTTTTTGTTTTTTATGCTCTAGTGCTTGTTCCTCATATGTTCTAAAAGCACTATTGATCTGTAGCTTATCTTTACCATCCGATAAACGATTGAACTCTTCAGCAGCGGTTAGCACACGTTCAATAAGCTGAGGTTCTAATTTCTTAAAGGACTCTTTATTTCCAGTATTCCCACCAAATTTAAGCAAGCGCTCAATTCTAGCATCTAGATTCTCGTTAGAATCTCTCGATTTTTCTTCATATAACCTTTTAATGCCAGTATTGATTACCTTACTACTTGTTCGAGGGCCACCAGACATAGACCTAGTCGCTGGACCCGAGGGCTCAGTCTCGATACTATATCCTTGTTTTTCAAGAAATGCCTTATATTTCTGAATTTTACCTTGTTCTCGTTCGCGAACCTGATTATTTCCTTTTCTAGCTAGTCTCTCACTGCCATGCAGTTTAGCAATAACATCATGAACAGTGGCACCATCTCTAAGTCCCAATTCTTTAATATCTTCAGCACTGAGTTTGGATTTTTTAGCCTGCTCCATAGTCTGTTGAAGCAGAAGATTCTCGTGCTTTTTAAGATCTATGTTATTATCGTCAATATCATTTTGTATAGCATTTAGGTTTTCATTATGTTTTTGCTGTTTGGCTTCGTAACTCAGAATATTTTTTCGTTTTTCAAGCAACTGCTTATCGATATTATTCATCTGATCAGCAATCTTTTTTCGTTCTTCATCAGTTTTGCTTTGGGCTGCTTGAGTCTGAAGTTTTTCACGTTCGGCTTGAAGCTTCTTTTGATTTTCGATCTCAATTTGCTTCTGCTGTTCTAAATTTTTTATAGATATATTTTCAATGTCTTGTTTGTTTTTTAGATCGCTCTGAGTTTTCCTCATTGTACCGATATCTTCAGGATTCACTGACTTTTTATCGTCCAAGTTGATTCCAAATCTTTTAAAAAATTTAACAATAGCCTCAGTTGCAGAATTCATAATCTTACCCAAATACTCACTGATTTTGGCTAATCGTTCGAACACCGGTGCTAAACCG